TACCATAAACTATCTACATACCTTTTCCCCAAATACTCAAGTATAGTAAAATTGGTATTTACATCAGCTTCTATAGGCTCTACCCAGTTCGGCCTATTACTTAAAACAGAAAGATCGTTGTAAGTACTATAAGCAGAAATACTTCCAGGATAATATTTAGTGATGTCTCCATCAAAAACTTCCTCTGCTATAATAGATATTCCACCTATCCCTGATGTTTCCATTTTGATCTTCTGTGAAGAAGACATCTGTGACTGCAAAAGAGGGAATACATTAGTACCCAACGGCCACGTAGAAGTTAGGTTAGAAGTTAAAGTTATTGTTGTAGCTGTAAAACTCGAAACAATACCAAGCTCAAAACTGGTCAACGAACTAAAAATAACAACAGGACCCAGAACTTCAAAGTTTTTATAAGCAGTAGAATTAACAGCTAAAGTAGGCTGACCAGAATTTGCCTGGCCGGTTAAAGTTGCTCTGTCCATCCAAAAGGGAATAGCTACTACACCATCCAGACTCCGATATAACTTTCTCTTTATATAAGCGGAAGTAGCAGAATCCCAAGCATCGGCATCGAACCGCAAAGCCTTACGAGGCCACGTATATAGTGAAGATCTTTTCTCACCACCTATTAAGGAAGTTTGAATTTCCGTTCTCCACTTTCGCCTCAAAGTAACTTTACTTTTCCAGTTTGGGGCTACTAAAAAATTATCTTCATATATCATCGAATGATACGTCTTACCTCAGTTATCCTACTACTCAGTGCATTAATAATAGCATCCTCACCTTCTACGCTCGACAAAAAGTTTCCTACTTCTGACGGATCTACGAAATTAGCTATCTTAACTTCAACTGGCCTGATTGATGCTAACGTATCTTGTGTGCCACGTTTTGCAGAAGCAACCTCACCACCCATTGCATAAGACATCTTAGGCACTGGTGGAATACTTATACTAGGAAATCGTAATGCTGAAAAGACTTCTTTTGGTATAGCTCTTTGACGTATCCCTTCCATTATTTCCCTGCCATAGTGCTGAACAGTCTTGACAGGATGCATGAACTCACCAGCAGTAGCCCATATAGGAATATTGTCAGAAGTAGGAGTAGGAGAATGACCTTCTATAGTTCCACCACCTGATTTTTTCTGTGCCCCTATAAAATTGTAAAGATGTTTTACAATATTTGATTTTAAAGACTTGATTGATAATGGTGTTTTCTCCACTAATTCTTTTGTCAAATCTCTCGTAGTAAAAATTTCGGATGCCTTCTGGGATACATCTTTGATAGGGGATAAAAACATATCTTTGGAATATGCCATTTTTCTTATACCTTCCATCACTACCTTCCCGTAATGCTGGACGGTCTTTACTGGATGTATGAATTCTCCAGCAGTAGCCCATATAGGAATATTGTCTGCTTTTGGATGAGGGGAAGTTCCTGGAATTGGACCACCTTCCGCAAAACCGTATCCGCCACCTTCTCCTCCACGAATAGTAGTTGTACTAGCATCACCCCCTCCTGTTGCTACACCTGCCATTGCTTTTGCTAATGCCAAAGCTCTGTAGGCACTGGCCAATGCATACACAGGAGCTACTTGTGCCAAAATAGAAGCCGATACTGCGGAATTTGCGGCAGCTTCTTTCATTCTCTCGGCTACTTTCTTTTTAATTTCTTCTGCTAACTGACTCGTGCCAATAAATTCTATTGCCTTTTGCTTCAACCAATCTGTGGCTATCTGCCCCATAACATTTGCCGCTATCTGCTGAATTGACAACAAAGCATTATAGGCAATTTCCCTTAGGGAATCAAACCTTCCAGTCATCAAGTCAAAGAAGTAATTGGAAAATGCTTGACCTATTGCTTCTGCAGTTGACAAAGACATATTATATAGAGCATTGTAGGCAATACTAGTAGAAGCTAAATACTCATCAGTGAGTGCTTGCCTCTGAGCCGCAAGCCATCTCTCCTCTTCTTTAATATTCTTAAAGTACTTCTTTTGCTCTTGATATTGTAAATTAAGATTGGCTATCATATCATTGAGCATTGCATCATTCGAATCTTTAAAGGCTATGCCCTCTCCAGCCCTTATATCAGACCACATGGCAAGTCGGCCATAAACAGCCTGTCGTATAGCTTCCTCCCTCTCCCGTGCAAGGTCAACGAGTTGTTTTGATGTTTCCAGAGCATTTTCTACTATCTGTCTATTTATTTCTTTTCTCTTCTTGAGATTTTCCTCTGCCCCTACCTGTTCATTCAAAAGAGCAGTTTCTTTTTCAAAGGATGTTTTTATGAGGTTGAATCTATCGGTGTAGTATTTTTCTTCCGATATGAGACTATTGTTACGAAGATACTCAAGTGTGGAAGTTTGCTCGTCTGTCGAAGAACGTAGAAAAATTAATTCATCTTGAACGGCTTGTTCTCTTTCTTGTGAAGTGCCCTCCTTATATTTTCTTTCAAGTTGTGTAAGTTGGTTAAGAGTATCTTGTTTGGTTTTTATAATGGTTTGATCAACAGTGAATTTTCTTATAGGTTCCTTTTCAGCTCCTTTGATCGCTTGTAGTAATTTAGTTTCTTCTTTAAGATTATTTTCCAGAAGTGCTTTCTTCTCATCATAATATGCTTTTGATTTTACTATACCTTGGTCATACCTATAATCTAACTCATCAAGTTCAACAGCATGGGCATTCTTTAAGATATCTAACTGTGCCTGAAGTTCCATCTGGATAGTAGGCTTTTCTAAACCAGGCTTATCAACTGGTGGCGTTACTAATCCTTTCTTTCCAGTTGTCGATACTCCTTTAATCTGTTCATCTAACTCTCTCTGGCTTAGTTGTTTTTCTGTGAGGGGTTTAGCACCAGGAAGAAGGGACATTCTCTTTTGAAGGGTTTCCAGCTTGGCCTTGTACATATCAAGCATTTCAGCATTTTTTGGACTAAGCAGTAGATTTTCATTTCCAGTTGCTATCAATTCATCCAACTGCTTCTGTAACCTATTAATTTCATCTTGATTATTCTGAATGTACTCAGTTTTAAATATCTCAGGGACAGCAGATTGTTGTCGATCCTTGATCTTATCTTTTAGTTCTTCTATCCTCTTTTCAAGCTGGGAGATTGGAGATAACGCTGATATGGAAGTCTGCAACTCATCTGCTTCCGATTGCATCTTCTTTTTCAAACCCTCTAAAGTAGTAATCCCTTCCTGTGCCTCAGTAATCAGATCCCCTATCTTTTTACCAACAGCAAAAGCTCCGAGTAGAAACCCTTTTGGTCCTCCCCATAGAATCCTACCTATAATTCCCCACCCTGCAATACCAACAAGATCATCTGGGAGACCCGTAAAAAACTTATAAAACTTCTGTGTTTCATCCCAAAGGTATTTTACTCCATTCTTTACTTTCTCTATATAAACAGGTATATTTTGAATAATTACTTTTTCATTTGCTGCCCACCATTTATCAAATTCTTGGGTTAGTAATGCTACACCCTTCTTGAGTTCATCAAATACACCTGCCCCCATAATCTGTCGCTGGGCTCTTTTCACATGGTTGATAAAGAGTTGCCACAAATCACCCCAAGAATTTCCTGCTGCCTGTGCATATGGTGAGAACTCGGCGTCTAAGCCTTTCCAGATAGCATTAATTATTTCCTCAATAGTATGGCTTGACTTCCTGAGTTCATCCACTCCCATACCTTTACCAAAGGCATCTTGCAAATACTGACCTACATTTATACCAGCCTTTGTCAAACTGGTCAGCATCAGTTGAGTAATTTCCCCTCTTGATGACATTAAACTCATAGAATCAGCAATCAATGGCATAGTCTGCTCACCAAGAACTTGCCCCACATTTACCAAGGTTTTCAACTTTTCCTCAGTAGGTTCAAGTCCTTGACTTTGTAACATAGTGAAAGTATCTACTAATTGCTGTAGATTGACAGGCATTTCCATTGATAAATCACTAAGTGCCTCTAATGTTTGTCTACCACCTCCTTTGGTTATGGCATTCAGTTTAAGCTCCATCTTTTCAAAAGACTCAGCAACATCAAGAAAACTTTTAGCAGTAAGTGCAACACCACCAGCAGCAAGCAATCCTTTGAAACTAAAAACAAAACTTTTGATAGTACCTAAAATTGCCCCAGAACCTATAGCAATTCTTTGTAACGCAGTAAGTATGCCGCCAGTAGCCTTAGGCACAGCTTTTACATTTGTTTCTATTTCCTTGAGTGCCTTAGTTGTCTTGTTTCTTAACTCAACAACTATGTCTATTGTTTTGCTTGTATCTGCCATAAGTGCTCCTTACTTACTACGCATAAACTTTCGCCATCCATTCTTATCTAAATGGTATCCTGCCCGTACAGCAAAAGCCATATCTTTTATTCGACGGTTTCTCAACCTCATATATTCGTTAAGTGCATCAATATAATACGAGTAACCATAATCTAAGACAAAAGTGTGTCCGGCTTCAATGAGAGAACAGCAAATTTTGAAAAGTCCTCTGTAATCGCTTTTTTCAACTGTTGCTTGATGTCTACTAACACCGACCCCAACATCTCCTGTATGCCCATCTTTTGGGCTAGTTCGAAAAAAACTTTGTTCACTTCTTTGAATCCTTTATAAACCGTAGCTATATCTGTAGGGGTCATTTCAATAAAATCTTCCAATGTAGCAGTACAGATAATTGGTAATATTTTAGCATCCAAAGTTTTCCTGAACGCATCCAAACTATTATCACTTGAAGACCAGACATCTTCTTGCATGAAACCAATTATTTGCTTTACTGTCAGTTCATAAACAGTAATTGGTTTTTCACGCCCATCAATCTCTATGGTTTTGGTATTACGCATAATACTCTCCTATGATTAGTCGTGTGATACCGTTAAAGGCTAAAAGATTAAGCCGATGAACTTGAACTACTACTACTTGAACTCTTACTACTTGACGATGACGAGTAGGACACCGTGAAGTATGGAGCCGTTGCATGGTTTGTAGAATCAGCCAAACCATCAAACATGAAATCCATAACCATCCACTCATCACCAATCAATTGTAATGCCCCATTGGGCATCAGTGTTCCTCTCCAGAATTCCCATGTGTTATTGGGACCAGTCGGGTTTGCAGATACAAACTTAACTGCGTACTCCGTATCCGGAGCTTGGAGAGCCGAAATCACCCCTCCAGAAAGAGTGCCCATGAGATACTTGTTCAAGTTAGCAGTAGCCAACTCATCACAAGTAAACACCACAGTGTACTCTGTCTGAATCACTGGATTTTTATCCTTCAGCCGATATTGTGCCTGTGAACTGTAATGGGGAAGGCGTTCGAGCTTTGGTTCTACTTCAACACTCGGGCAGTTACCTATTGCTGTGTAACCAGCAGGTGGAGTCAAACCTGACCAAGTTCCTATTGAGAGAACACCTTTCCCTATCGTATAGTTCGCAGTACTCGGCGGTGTTGCAGGCATACTCATAATTAAATTCCTCCAGTAGTATGATAATATTGAAACTTCGCTATCATTTTTAAAGCAAAGTACGGATCGAGAACATAAGTAATATCCTCAGGTTCTACAGTAAGATTTAAAGTCAAAGCAGTAGTACCAGGACCAGTTGTTTGATCGCCATGAAGCGTAGCCCACAAGTCATCAGCGTGGTCGATTATAGAAACGGAGGGGTTTTCATTATCTATCCCATACACAATAAACTCAACTCGTAGCTCTGAGATAAAGGCATCACCACCACCTGCTACTCTTCCTTTCGGATGAGGAACTGGTCTTGGCAAACCACTCACAATAGCCAATACTGGTAATTGTGGTCCCGAAAAACTACTAAGCTCAGCCAATTTCAACCTTGTCCGTTTTATAGCTTTGAATCTACGGACACTGATATCTCCTCCTGCTTCAAACTTATCTACCCAATACTGTACGATCCGTTCACATTTGCTATCCTTTGCCACGACTACCCCCTTCTCTTCCACTAGTCTTTATAAGAAGATCGACATAATCATCTACCATTCCTAAAATCATTTCCTGCTCTTCAGCAGAAATAGAGAAGAATGGTCTGACCTCATCATTGTAGTATGCCAGTTCCGCATTTGTAACAGTTCCGCTTTTTTTCTTCTTATGACCCGGAACTACTACATGCTCCACATGAGGAGTATTGAGAAAGAACAACTTTGTTGAAGTACGATCACTTTCATAAGTCATGGAGCCCAACATCGAACCACCAAAAAATAAATCCACATGCTCCGTTTGGAGGCCTACTAGTTCCCTAATTCTGGCGTATGCCTTCGAATAATCATCAAAGTCATTTCCTTCAGCATCTTTGCCTTCAGCAGTCCTATCAAGAATGCTATGCATAAGACGCCCACCAATATTATCCATTAGGGATTTAGTTGACCTTAGTCCTTCTTGGAGTTCAACAAAGAATACCCTTACTTTCTCAGTATGTACTTCAAATACGGCATCTGGCATAATTAGACCCTAACTAACCTTCTTACTTGTGGAATAATGTTCTCACCAACATCAATCCCAGCATCTTCATCCCAGTCATAGTCAATTCCAGAAGCAAGCACTTGCTTAAGTTCGTCAACATACATTTGACGAAATACTTTCCTCTCATTTTCAAAAGCGTCATCTATAGAGTGCTTTTTCAAAAAGAGGAAAGCCAACTCAAGAGTCTTATAACAGCCCAGTC